TATTACCATCAACTCTCACACCAATCATCATAGAACCACACTTAAGATCAGAAGATGCATCTCCACCAATGCCTAATCCACTGGACATAATAGCTCTCACTTCACCATTTGTTCCATTAGAATCAGTGAGAGTTATTTGTGCACCTCTTAATCCGTGAACATAGTTTAAAGTAGTACCTGAAGAATCAGGATTATATTCTGCCTTTATAATTGTACCTGAAGGAGAATCTAAAGTAAAATCAACAAGTGTTGGATAATTAACACCATTAATATTGACTGATGGATTAGTATAACCAGTACCGCCTGCTGTTACTTCAAACGCTGTAATCATACCAGGCTTTGCAGTACTTTGAATTTCATATTGTTTTATTTCATTGCCAGTAGAATTTGAATCTGTGGCTAAAATACGATCAATAGGCATATGATCATTAGTCATAAATAAAGTAGCATCTAGTGCACTAATAGTATAAAGAAACTTCCAAACATATCCATCAGATGTTTCAAATGGATCATTATTAGAACCTGTAGGCTGAACTGTCGAAGCTACCGCTGCACCAGTTGCGTCTTTTCCCTGTCTTAAACAAATATAAACATCATGATTACTATTTGCAACATAGAAAAACTCAGAGCCATAATCAGCTAAGTCTTTTTTATCATCGTATGCAAGATATGTGGAACCAGTAGACCAAGATTTACGAGGAACAACTAATGAAGCTGCTGCAACCCGATGAATTGATTGAAGACCATTTCGGAATTCGTTTTGAATCCTAATATTATCTTTAGCCGTTGGTGCTGAATCTGTAGCATTCCAAGGATTAGATCGAGACACGCCAATATAATAGTTTTCAGTAGTATTGTTAATACTACGAATGGTCCCAATCATGAGTTCCTTTTTAAAGTTTTGTGTTACAATTGTCGACATGCTCTACCTATTAAATTATTGCGTCTTTTAAATATAACATATTCTTATTTCTTAATTCTTGAATAGTCACATTTCTCATACTTTGGTTGTCACCATAATTAAAACTATTTATATCAAAAACTGCATTAGAATCATACTTAATCCACTCATATATGCTGTTAAATTTATGCGAAAGATTAAATTTTGCTTCAATTGTTCCAGATCCAGTCTTTTTAATATTTACATCTAACATACCATAAGAATCTAATATATTATCAACTCTTAATACTGGTGCTGATGCAGATACAACATAAGAAGAATGATTAGCAGCATCCGAATCTCCGCCAATACAGAAGTGATCGCCACCAAAGGAATCTCCTAAACCAGGTAATGCTATATCAAGTTTAGTTGATGAATAATCACCATTTAAATATATTCTTGAAATATATGTTTTACTATCACCTCTTGTAATCTGTTCAAGAGTTTTATTTAACTGTAAAGGTACATCTATTTGAATTAAAGTTGATGATGTGGTTATTCCAGTTATTGCATCTAATGTTTTAATCTTAGCTGGAGCCGCTTCAAATATTGTATATGGCTCTCCTGGTACTTCAGAAAGCCCAGGTTGATAATTACTATCTTCACTTTTTAGTGTCGGCGATAAATCTATTGCAGCTATATTAATTTCTTTATTACTATATAATCCAGCATCTACGGAATTTTTAACAGAAAGTCCAGGACCTTCTAATGCTCTACCATAACTATCTTCAATAAACCATCCTTCACTATCGGCATAATCTAATATATTTGCATACTGAAATCTTCTAGTATTTGATCCACACACATATTCTTTATGCCCATCCATAATAAGAATATCACTATTTCCCATATCAGTTTTACTAATAATACGAGTATCTACAGCTAATTTAGGTAAGGCGCTATCAGTTTCAACTCTTAGGTTTAGAGGAGTTGCATCTGAAAGAACACCAACAGGTTTGTATATTGGATTTGTGTAAAGCTGTGCTTCAGCGTGTAAGTAGAATCCAGCAGGATGTACAAACTTTTTATATAGCTGTTCCCAATCTTTTAATGGCACTGTAGTTTTTATTAAATGAGATAATACTTGATGTAATCTACCATCTTGTATTTTCTTAGATGATTTAGATCCTAGTATTGATAATGGATCATCTAAAGTAAAAATTTTATCTTTTGGGTATTCAACTTCTGCTGATGTATTAAAGAATCCTCTAAAGAAACCTTCAGCAGAATAAAGTGAACCTTTTACTCTAAAAAACTTGGCTAAATTTTTTAATATTTCTCTCGGATTAGAAACAAATTGTGACGATAAACTAAGACCAATTTCACCAAATAAATTATCAAGATATTTTAAATCTGTTTTTCCAATATCTCTTATTTCATATAAATCTTTTATTGTACCACCAAAATTACCATCGCTATCTAAAGCATCATAGTAAGTTTCCAAAAACTGAATAAGATTAGGATAATCAACAGCAAAATATTCTGGAAGAATATCTCTTACATAGTCAGCTCTAAGTGATGTATGATTTCTATCTTCAGACATTATATTACAGCGCTACCTTTGTATCTTGCTCATTCTTTAATGGTTGCATTCTTAATTTTGCAGTGTCCAATCTTAGCACATAATTTCTAAGTGGAGAAATCATACTTTGATCAAGAGGGGTTGAACTAAATGTAATATAAGGGGTGCCGGTTGTTATAGAGACTGGAGCAAAGCCATTTAAATTAACACTACCTTTTTGGTAATTATAACTACCAATATCTTCTACAATTACGGTTCCTGTAGTTGATACAACTTGTAATATATTTGAATTTAATTTATTCTTAACAGTACAACGAACCGCATCATCACCATAAGTAAACATTGAAGATTCAATGCTATAATCTTGGGCTTCTGCTGGAATTAATATTACTGGAAAATATATATTATAATTTTTTGAAGAACCAACTGTTACATTTAATCTCTGTTGAACCTTAAGATCCATTTTTGCAGAAAGTATGGCTCTATTTAAATCACTAACTTCTGTCAATACTTCTGATCTACTAAAAGACGAATTAAAACTATTTAAAGTATTTGTAAAATATTCTTGTAAAAAGTTAGTAATAGAAGTCTGAATTGCAGAACCAGTATCATTAGTTAAACTAGGATCATAATTAAAGTTGCCTGTTATTTCTAAATATGTTTCCTCAGGTGCCACATACTTATTTGAAATAGACATAACAGAAAGTTGATTTGTAAAATTAGTTTCAATACTATTTTGAGTTGCGGTTTTTACCGCATCTGATGTTCCATCTTGATATTGGAGACTGATATATACTTTACCATAATCAATAGGCATATTATCTTCCCCTCCCCATACAGCAACATCTTTTACAACAGGGAAGTTAGCAAGAATCATTGCTCTATAATCTGCAGATGTTACTAATCTTTTTTGAGATGCAAATTGTAAAGGAGCTAATTTACGAATTGATTCTATTGTTTCTTTTTCATAGCCTTCAGTTGAAGACTGCTGTGTTTGCACGTTGACTGGATAATTTACATTGTTAATTATTATATTACGAGTACTTAAAAATCCAGTAGAACCATTTGCTTCTGTACCATTAGAAGAAAAATATGTAACAACTACTTTACTACCAACTGCTGGAGATTTACCAAAACTCTTTCCGTCTCCAAAATTAATTTCATAGTATCCGTTTGGCGCTTCTTTTATATCAAAGAATGTAGTAGTTGAATCTACTGTAAGAGCAGTATCTAAGAAATAATATGAAGTAAATTTAGTGGATGTTGGAGAATCATATACATTTATACTAATCTTACTTGTATCTAAACTTGCATCAGGGATAACATATATTTGATTTTCAGCAGAGTCATCAACTATAAATGTTTTTGTTTTATAAGAACCTTCATATACAGAAATTTCATTATTATTATTTGTATCTACAAAAGAATATATGCCATTTCCATCATCTGTAGCTGAATATGATTTAGTAGTTATAAATGAAAATGTTGTTGTTTCATTCGATGCACTAAAAGTCCATTCGGCAGGAAGTGTAATGGAAGATGGTCTATTTGCAACACCAGCTAAATTTACAAATAAAGTAAGTGCAGATGATGATGGTGTTCTTGATCTTGGTCTATAACCTAATGCCTCAGCATGAGATACAACAGATGATCTTAATTGTGCAGTATTAAGAAATGCTTCATTGGTTGCAAAGTTTGCAGTAAGACCGTTAAAGTGTGTATTATAAGCTAAAACATCTAATATATTTGAAAGACCAGATGCTTCAAAATTATAATCAGAAAATTCTGGTTGTTGCGCAAAATAGGTTTTTAAACTGCTTCTTATCGTATCAAAATCTAAAGCTGTTGATGTGATATTTGTGGCCATTATCTCAACCTCGAAATTTCTGTTTCTAATGTTATTGTTTCATTTGTACTTAATATAAGAAATGTTATGGATACATCAAGAGAATTTGCATAATCTCTATAATTAGTAGAAATATTTAATACTTCTGCTCTTGGTTCATAATTCCGTATAGCCTGTTTTATTTTTTGTTTTATCTCAAAATCCAAAAACTGATCACCAAGTTCAAATAACATATCTCTAATATTACCACCAAAGAAAGGAGAGAATGGTTTTTCATAGTGATTCGTAAGAATTAGATTTTTTACTGCTTGTTTTACAGCATTAGCATCAGTTTTCTTAAATATATCACCATTTTTCTTTTTCTTAAATGACAAGTCAATATCTGAATAAAATCTATTACTGGAAGCTGTTATTTTTGCTCCAGTATTTAATTTTCTATCCTCAATTGATAACGATCTGGTTGGCATATTTTTCTCTTATTATTATTGTTATTATTTATAATGTTTTTAGGCAGATAAAACTTCAATTAAATCTGTAGATGTTTGTAGTTGACCATTATATACTGTTTCTACACTTTTATTGAAAAATGTAGTATAATTTTCTGGTATTGTCGGCATTAAAACTCCAACCTGAGAATGTAAAGAATTATCAGTATTATAGTTATCATAATAGAGACTTATCTTTTCATAGTTAGTATTGTCTTTTAAATATACCGCAAAATCAAATATTTTTGTGTTTGATATTTGTCCAGTAAAAGAATCATATACTTCATAAACCACAAATTTACCTTCGGTTGCAGCTTGCTTTACTCCATTGTTGGTTAATGTTTCTTCTGGGCCCTTTTTATACAACCCTTCTGCAACTACTAAATTATATCCTTGGAATTGATCTAGCTGATAAAATATATTAATTATCTCCGACTGCGGATATAGATTTCTTGCTATGGTTTTTCTTTGATTAACACTACTAGTGTGATTTAGGTTAATAGGATCTTTAACAGCAGCAATAAACTTAGAAATAGGTATTCCAGAACCTAACATTGTAGCCATAGTTATATCAGAAAAATTATTAGGATCAAACTGTGCTGGTGGTGTAATAGTTCTTTCAACACCACGTGAAGATGATTCTCTAAGTGTGTATTTTTTAGTAACAGCTTGTTGCTGACGACCACCGATTGGCGTATAACCAGTTCTAGCAGTTTGAGCCATACTCTTAATTCTACCAATTTTTGAAGGAGTAACAGCTGCAAATGCAGAATTAAGTACACCATTAGCACATTGACTTTGTAAAAATTTATTATTTTGTAAATTAGAAAATTCTTTTAGTTTTGATCTTACTTGTCCAGTATCTAATTTTTTATCAGTTACACCACCAGAATTTTTAGTTTGATTAATACCATTTAATATTCCATTATCTCTATCAATTCTAATTTCTCTTATTCCTCTATCTTCGTTTAATAAAAATGCATTAACAATAGTTGAAGTTGGCTTAAATTTATTACCTTGTGCTACAGGATCTTCTTTACTGTGTGAAGTAGTATCTACTGATCCACTATGTGACGCTCCTAGAGCAGCGGTACCAGCTTTCATAGCACCTTTTGCTGTACCATTTAAACTCCCATGAAATACCTTTGCTTTCATAGTTTTCTTTGCTTCAACTTCACTTGCATGTAAAGTTCTATCAACATAACTATTTTGTGAAAACATTGTTACATTATCACCACCGATAGTTCCATCATCTCCAAACACTGATATATCTGAAGCAGCAATATTTACATTAGTAGATGACATATTAATTTCAGTTTCGGAAGTTATAAATGTATTACCACTATGTACATACTCTGCAACACCATCTACTTCATTAAAATATGTACCTTTTGTGTGTGTACTAAACCCATTTAGATAAGTATTGGCAACTTTTTGTAAAACAGTAGACGTTTTTGTTTTTTGTATTACTTCATTAAATAGACCAACAATATTTTTACGATAGTTACCTATTACATTTAAAATATTATTTCCACCAACCTTTATATTATAATCGCCTTTTACATCTAAGTTGTAATCTCCTTGAACAGTAAGATTTAAATTACCATAATATGTAACCGAGCCATTACCTTCTACAGCCATAGCATGATTTTCAGATACTAAATCAACTCTATTACCAAGACTATTGACGACTACAGAACCATCAGGTTTTATCTCAACACCTGCACCATCTTTATGTTTAATAAGTATTCTTTCTCCACCAGGAGTATCATTTACTTCTATTATATGACCTGCTGGAGATTCACTTACTTGATTTAATGTATAAAGTGCAGGCGGTTGTTCAGGTATAGATGTTTCAGCACCTAATATACCATTCTTAATTT